ACCATCAGAAATTCCTGCACCGATTACTCGTTGTCCAACTGCAGCTGTACCAGAGTTACCATTAATCGTAAGGTTTTTAGATGCAACTGTGATTGCACCATCAACAACTGCTGTAACAGCGTTGTTTGTTTGGAAACCAATGATGTCACCAACTGAAATTGTAGCATTTGATGCATCTTGGTCATCAACCGTAATAGACAAATCACCAACCGCACCAGCACCATTAACTAGGTTAAGTGTACCAAGTGGTTGTTTAAATGCTCTTCCACTTCCACATATATCCACACCGATTGAGTTACCATGTGTTCCAGCAGTTCTTGCAGCCCACTCTCCATGAGAACCTTGTCCTGTGGAAAATGAAGCTTCATAATGATCATCATCACGAATAAGTATTCCAGAGTTTGCACCAGCATTTAAAATTGCTGATTCTGCTCTAACAACTTGTAGTGAGTCTGAGTACTGCAAGAAGTTTGCAGCGGTAAAAAATGTTTCAAACTGATTTCCAGTTGAAACAGGTTTACCAAATATTTTTACTAATTCTTCCTCTGAAGAAATATTAGTAACGGAAGATACGGGCCCTTTTGCAAAGGCTCCCCCGATAGCACCTATTGAGGTGGCAACAGCTGGCACTACATTGGTTAAATCAATTTCTTTAACCTGTACGCCAGGAGATACTAAAAATGCCATGATTTTTTGCTCCTTTAACTAGTAGATAGACTTGGAAAAGTCTTTTTAGTCTTTGTTTATCCCAAGTATTTATAAAAACGAAGTTTCTAAAAACTGGGTTTTATATGATTCAAAACTTATAAATAAACGTATGAAAACACATTATGAGAAGTATAAAGAAACAATTAAAAAGGTAGCTCGTAGAAACTATCGTAAAAGAGTTGCATGGTTAAACAATCATCTTGGTGAGGAATTTTGTATTCATTGTGGTGAAAGTGAAACCATATGTCTAAAATTATATCCCCATGACGTAGAAGTTCGTAAGATTGCAAAACGTGTTGGAACGAATGACGAAAGTAGAAAAGAAGTTTACAAATTAATGAACGAGTGTAAAGTGGTTTGTTCTAATTGTTGGATTAAGTTAGACAACGACTTGATTGAATTTCTTTAATTATCTCTGTTCTTCTTTCTGGCGTTAACCAAACCCATTCACTTATCTCTTCAGCTGTACGATAACAACCTATACAATTATTATCTACAATTTTACATATTTTAATACAAGGTGATTCTATATCATCCCACGATATTCTTTTTCTATTTCCTCTTCTCATTACCAATTAGTATCATATTGTCTAACTATAGGACTCCATCTTGTTCCATATTCATCAACCATTTCGCCAATATTGTCATCTTCTAATCCATTAATCATAAATCCAAATGGAGCCATATCTTGTTCTAGTTGATCTTGATTTTCTCTGTACATTTGTTCTCTTATATCATTATTAGTTAGTTCTTTAAAATAAGTTTGATCTGTACACCAACCAAAAATAAACATACACGCAACCAAGTCGTCATTACATCCATCATCGGCCTCAAAAGATGACCCTTTAACAATAAATGTAGATAGTTCATTGATTGCATCATAATCTTCTACAATTAACTTATTATCTTCAATTAACTGTTTTAGATTAGAACAACCAATCTTTTTAACTGCTTTAGTTGTTCTTACACCCAACTGAGCTCTACCACCTGAGAACCCCCCACCAAGTATTTGTCCAGCACGACCACGCATAGAAGCCATAATCATATTGTCATATTCCATATCAAAATGCATAGAATTTGCAACTTGTTCACCAATATCATTTACTTCAACAAGAACAAATGCAGTATTATATGCCTTTGCAACTTGATGTATTTTTTGTGGAAACAATAAAGGTTTAACTTCGTTGTCTCTATACTTTGCAACAATACGATAAGGAACTTGGGAAACATCGAACACAATGTACGCTGAGTAGTCATTAGAGACGCCTCTAGACACATCAGCAGTTAAAAGGTATGTATTACCCTCCTTTGGTTGTTCATAAACATCGAGTCCAGCATTAGACTGTAAAGGTCTTTTATATGCAAGTGTTCTTAGTTTATTTGGTGATATAAGTGTATCAATCGAACCAAGGAACTGACATTCAAACTCTGTATTAAACTGTTGTTCACTGGTATTTTTAATTGTTTCTTTTTTCCACTCTTCATCACGGCCAGGCACTTCGCTCCAATGAACTTCAATAGGAATATATGTGTTTCTTTGATTCTCTGCATCTGTCCAGAGTTTATAGAACATATTCATACCATGAGGTGTAGAAACAATCATTACCTTTGTTGTCTTACCAGATGAAATAGTAGGATATACGGAACTAAAAAATTGTTCTGCTACATTTGAAGGTACATATGCAAACTCGTCAAGAAAAATAATGTTGTAAGAACCACCACGAACAGCAGATGCTGATGTGGACGATGCAAGAATTTTTGAGCCATTTTCTAGTTCCAAAGACCCTTTGTTCCATGACATTACTCCTTGTTGCAACCATTTTGGTAAATGTTCGTATGCAAGTTGTAGTCTGCTTAACAAATCTCTGGCAGTCGCAGCTTTGTTAGCAAGTATTGCAATATTAACACTAGAGTTGAATAATGCATAATGTAATAGATAAGATATCATAGTTGTAGACTTACCAGATTGTCTAGGAAGTTTACATATAGTAAAACGATTATTATGGAATGTGCCGACCATTTCTTTTTGAAAGGGGTACATTTTAAAAGGAACTAATCCTTCATCAAGAGAAACAATTTTTACATAATTTTGAATAAAATGTAAAGGATCGTCCGTACATTTTTGATACTCAATAAGTTCTTCTTTAGTCCATTCTTGAGATACATTTGCCTTTTTTAGATTAGGATTACCTAGATAGGTAGCTTCAACCATCACTTTTACCTTTTAACATCTTTTGTAATTCAGCAGTAGAACCAACAAACAACGCATTAGTAACACTCTTTGGTGCATTACTGCCAGGTACTTCTTTGAGTTTTTTCATTTTATCTTGTAAATCAGCGAGTTTCTCTGTAACATCAGCTACTTGCTTAATACCATTAAGTGCAACCTCATATGCTCGTGGATGCTCACCTTCTTTTGCAAGTTCTAAAATACCATCAATAGCATCTTGACCACGTTCAATTAGACTATAAAGATTTTCTCTTTGATACTTATAATCATTATCAATATCGTCTTCAGAAGAAGCTGGTGTAATCACCGTAGGCACTTTAGACGGAGTTTTTTCCGATTCTTTAAATGCGGCTTCTACAGGGTCAAATATTCCTAAAGCTTCATCTACTAAGTTGGTTACATTGCTCATAAGAACTACCCACCTTTTTTAACATCCGTGTCTGATACTGGATCATAATTTTTTGCATCTGTAAAGAACGATGTTGTTTCATTAAATCCAAAATCATCATCAGCATCAGCAGTTGCTGGAGCAGGGGTTACAGTATATCTCTGTTCTCTTGTAGGTGTAACAGCAGGCATATCTGTATATTGATCGACAGAAACAGTCTTGATAACACTTGAAGAAGTGATTGGGCCATAAAGATAAAACTTAGTTGTAAACGCAAATGTGTATATAATAGCTCGTCTTGTTTCAAAGTCTCCTTGATAATTATCTTCGTAACCGACACTATTTAAAATAATAGGAACATCTCTTTTGATACCCATGTCTGCCATATCATTAATAGTCAATGTATAGTCTGGTTGAAAGTATGGAAGAATTTGTTCTACAATTTGTAGTGCATCATCAGAGTTCTTTGCCATTGCATATAAAGTAATTTCTAAATTATATGGAACAGGCATAAACTGTGTATCTAATTTATTTGCATCTGAACTAGAAGATTTAACTTTCTTAAATTTCTGCACACGATTTAGTTTTCTACCAGCATCATATGTCAATGCACCAATTTCAAAACCAAGTCTTGGTAATGTAATTGCTGTTGCAGCTGATACTGAAGGATCTGTATTTAAACGTGTCAAATACTTTTGTTGCGGCCCATATGCGAGTGGAACTTTCATTGCCTGTATTACTTCACCAGAATTATTCTTACGAACAATCTGAACATTATTAAACATAGTACCAAACGCAACAATGACGTTTCTTATTGTTTCATGGTAAAATTGTTGACCTAACATTATATATTCTCCTTATTCATTATATTATTGTGTAATTTAAAACCATAGTCGAGTCATTTGCTAAAGCTCCACCAGATTTATTAGTTATACGCACTTTAAATGATCCAGATACTACTGTATGAATATCAACATGAGCATCTATACTTGCATTTGCTATGACGGTAGATGTTGCAAGACATTTATCAGATGTGATTACAACATCTGCGTGTTCTGCATCATCAGCTAACTCAGCAGCTAATGTAAGTGTGTGACTAATTTTAAAATTGTTTGATGTAACTGCACCAGCACTTGATGCAACATCAGAAGCTACTGCTGTATTTCCAGCACTTGCATCTAAAATATTAAGTTCAGCAGCAGTTGCACCCAGAGCAGTTGTTCCATCATTTAATGCTCCATAGGTAATTGTACCAGTAGTTGAAATTGCACCAGCACCAACATCAATACTTGTAAATCCAGAAGTAATACTTCCAGAGTCTAATGCACCTACTGACACTAGGCCAGTTGCAGTTGTTATTGAATTTTGTGTTGCAGTAGTTACTGTACCAGCCAAGTTACCAGTTACGTTACCTGTTAATGCACCAATAAATCCTGTAGCAGTTATTTTGCCTGTACTTGGATTGTATGTTAGTGTGCCGTCTGATTCAAGACCAATATTACCACCGTCAACATCACCACCAGCAGTAAAGATAAT